GAGCCGCGGCGAGAATCGCCGCTTCCAGAATCCCTGTAATTGGTGGCTACAGAGATATACGAGAAGGAATCGTAGACGCTGTTGGAGGCGAAAGCAGACGCGGTGGTCCAAGTAAGAGTTCGTTTATGCAGAACTGGGCAAAACCTAAATAACGCTAATCAGCTTTGAGATATACCAGTTGGCTTTCCTTAAGTCTTCAGCCTTATCTTTTTTGCGTCCTGCTCGCCAAAGATATTTCATAGCATTGGCCTTACAGTAGCCCTCAAACTCTTCTGGAGTTAGCGCTGATTGAATAGCGTCAATGCACTCTATACTGCCATTGGTGTAGTGAGGGGGATGATTGACATTGTCGTCACCTTCAACTTGCACTGGAAGTCCACCGTTCCATTTCCATATCTGCATTTAATTTGTCCTTGGTAGTTTTATGCTCGTTCATTTGTTTTAACAGGTGTCTCTTTTTATCTATTGCTCTTTGTAAATCATCCTTGAGACGAAAGACTTCGTCGTCCTCTACGGCGCAATGTAGGCTGATGGTGAGAAAGTGGACTCGGTCATTGATGGACTCTATTTGCAGGCTGTCCTCTCTAAGCACCTCGTCTACTTCAATAATCTTTTTACTAAATTTCTTAAATGTTTTTAAATCCATGGTTCTTGTTCCTCAAGGTTAATCCGTACCCAGTCATCACATATCTCACGGCATCGCTTCTCATGCTTCATGCACTGCCAAGAGCCGTCATCGTTAGCCTTCGACCAGTTGCAAGTCCTACATTCTTTTGCAATGAGGGTATCCATATCTTCAGTCCAACAAACAGGTCTTCGGTTGCAGAACTTACAAACCATTCGGTCAGGTGAGTCAGAGGTTCTTTCTCTTCCGCCCGATAAAACTCTGTTTATCTTCATCGCAATGTGAGAAAAAGCTAAATCATCAAATGGAATTATTTCAGTGTGGTAGTGGCTGGTGTTTTTGTTGTAGGCCACTAGCAAAGCATTCTTAATCTTTCCCATCCCCATCATCATTTGGCATTGAGCAAAATAGTTTGGGTGCGAAATACGAACACCTTCTTTTTTAAACTCACCCCACTTCTTATCATTCATCGACTTAATCTCTAAAAGAGACAGGGCTTCGGCGTCTATATCAATCAATCCATCGGCATGCGCCTTGACGTGGCCACCGCACTCTTTCCATTCAAACTGTCTACCAGTCAGGTCATCTTTCTCCATGACTTTAAAACCAGCTTTTTTAAGGTCTGCTACAACCATGTCCTCAAGGACATGCCCTAATGCAAATATGCGTAGCGTGTGTGGTGCAAAATCTTTGGCTGGATAGCCTTTTAATTGCATCTGCAAAAACGCCTCACAGTTGTTACCGATTAAAGAAGCGCCAAGGTATGGGCGAAACTCTCTATCTTCAACAGAGGCCGCATCAATTTGCTTTATAATATCTTTGTTTTTCATCAAAAAAATGGGGGTGGTTCCTTCTCCAAAGACCACCCCCGCCCTTCTAGCACTTGGGAGGGATTAAGACTAAAAGGGAATGCTGTCGTCTAAGTCCTCTTTAGGCAAATCATCTTCATTACTATCCGCCTTTCCAAACACTTGGTCGTCCTTTGGAGCATCGCCAATTGATACCTTGCCGTCGTCTGGTTTGAAAAACGGAGACGTAGGACGTAACTCGCCCCCGCCTGGACGTATGTTTCCGTCGTTGTCTCTCCAGTCCTGCCCAGCTTGGACGCGAACACCTAACTTCAAACCAAGCAGTGACTTAATATCCGACGGCTTATCAGGAGTGGGGTGTCCACCGCACACCAAAAGTTCTTTTAACTTACGCATGCCAATCTCAACAGCTTGCGGAGAAGTTTTGTGGACAATATTAAGTCGTTCTTGAACGTACTGTCCTGCATCGTTTTCAAAAACAAGAAGAATAAACTTGCCGCCCTTTGCAGAATCTTTGATAGTCGCTTCAGAAATAGAGACAATATGATTTCCAGGTGGGATTGTCTTGCGTTGGTCTCCACCGCCCCCTTCTACATTAGAAAGGTCAAGGCTTCCAAATCCATTATAATCAGTCATTAATTTTCTCCTCGGATTTCTTTGGGTTTTGGATTCTTTTAAGAAGTTCGACGATATTGCCGCCCTTCTCGATTGGGTCTAGGCAATTCGATGGGTCACGGGTTTTCCCGTGCCATCCATAAACGTGGTCAGTTACGATTTGGCGATTCACTTGAATGTCTGAACTGCTGTCATCTGTTGAACGCAGACCACAAAACACATGGTCAAATAATGCTGGCAACTTCTTAGCAACCTTAGTCTGTTGCACCATTGGCCAGTATTCGTGGGCGTCATTGTCGTTCTTCTCTTCCTTCGCAAGACATGTGACAAAGACTTCCATTGGCAGGTCTCTGATAAACTTCAACGCACCCATCATTTGGTTTTCGTATACTTGCCACTTTCTCATATCGGTGGGTTGGTCGAACGAAGACTCAACATCTTTCATACACCTGTCAGACATCTCGGTCAGAGAATCAATAGCTATCCACTTATAGTTTTGTTTCTTAAATTCATCTGAGTTAATTAACTTAACAATACCCGTGAAAGAGTAACCACCCGTTGGAAGTTTCTTTGCTAACTTCGGGTTCATGGTTTCGTCCCACATGTGAAACTCAACGTAGTCAATGTCTACGTCTGACAAGGACGCCAACCCACTTTCTCCAGAAAGTATAAGTCCTTTGCCGTAGTTGTCTGCGTAAAACCTGCATTGGTAGGTCTTACCGAAACCATGGTGTGCATACAAAAGTGTTTTGTGATGCTTCATACCAGCTTCGCTGGTGCTACTGAACATTCCCATTCATTTTCTCCTTACGTTAATTTTAGGTTTTTGGGGGTTCACAATTCTGGCGGGGGCCAGAATATTCTTCATTTCTTCGGGCAACTTTTCGTACGCTTCTTTGTCTACACGAAGCGATTTCTTTACATGCTCTGGCAATTTATCAACGTCATGGAAGATAGCTTCCAGTTCGTCTGTGTTCCAAGTAACGCGTTGCCTAGACTGATAGTCAGCCTCATACTCATTGCCTATAAGAGTTGCAGTAGATGATTGAAATTCACGAGCAACTTGAGCGAGCATGGCTTCAGCGTCTTCTATTTGTTTCTTAGCTTTCGCAAGACTCTTGTGTCCTTGCTCTGCCTGCCTGAATACATCATCGAGATTGCTGATGTAAATTTTTCCATCATCGTTTGATTTGTAGGCTTCATAACTAGAAATCTTGCCGTTTACGACGCCCTGGTCAGGCTTTTCTTTCGATGAACTATTCTCTGTGGGGAGTCCTAATATCTTCATATCGTCACTTAAATTAAAAGTTTTAGTTGAATTACATATCGAAAGGTGTCATGTTCGCCGTACAATGTCAACAAGTTATTAATTTATCCAATATGAAATTTAATGTAAAACAACTGATTGAAGACTGCGGTGGGGTTACTCGCCTCGCCCAGACCATAGGTGTGTCCCGCACAACGCCTTACAGGTGGATGCAACAAGACATGATTACAACAACCAAATTGTCCGAAATCAAAAAACACTTTTCATTAAACGTGGATATGTATTTTGAGGAGGATGAAAGTGGAAACGGTAAATCAAGCGCTTGAGTATCTGGACGAAGGTCTTTCAATAATACCAATACGGCCCGATACAAAACGTCCCGCTGTTAAGTGGATGGAGTATCAAAACCGTCAGCCTACCGCTGACGAGGTAACTGATTGGTTTGAAAAGTTTCCCGAAGCAAACATCGCCGTTGTGACTGGCAGTATCAGTGGAGTTGTTATCGTTGATTGCGATAACGAAGACGCTCTGAACGCGGCGATTAGTTGCGGGATGGAATCGACCATACGTGTAAGGACAAAGCGCGGCCACCACCTGTGGTTCAAGCATCCTATGGACGGAGTTCGTCGAGGCCCAAGGGCTGGAGGCAATTCAAGAGGACAGGATTGGCCGCGAGTGAATGGCCTAGACTTTCGGGGCGATGGCTCTTACGCATTACTTCCACCCAGCAAGGGATATGAATGGGCTGTGCCAGAGGGGTGGGACAGGGCAGACGATATGCCTGTTTGGGAAGACTGGTCTCCTGTAAATGAACCAACAGAGTTCCCTGACATATCATTTGAAGACTTAGACCTATCATCTATAGAGTTTAACCCTGCCGACAAAGTCAGCGAGTGGGATAGGACTGAAGAGTTTGTAAAAGAAATGGGGTTTCCTGACAGCAAGATACCCACTGGCCAAGGTAATGCGCGTAATGACAGGGTCATGCGTTACGCCAGCGAAATGATTTTGCTTGGAAACTTTGGGCCGCAACTGCGTGTGCAAGTCAGAGCATTTATGGACAAGTGGTTTGTAGACCAGTTACGAGACGTTGAGTTTGAGGAAACTGTTTCAAGCATAGAGAAAGCAGAGCGTCGTAATCATCCCGAAAGGTTTGACCCCCAAACTGGCGAATACATTTACAGAAGACCCGACCTTGTAGTTATCGACGATGAGAAGAGGGCGCGCAAACTAGTCACTGTTTCGGATGCGGAGCGGCTCGTTGAGGAAGGTAAGAGCCGACAATACCTAATCGAACCTTGGCTAAGACCAAACACAATTATACAGATACACGGATACAGCGGCTCAGGTAAGACAATGTTCTTACAGCATGCGCTCTACGCCATGGCCGCTGGACAAAGATACTTCGGCCCATTTGAAATATGGAAGCCAGCCAACGTCTTATACTTGGACTTTGAGTTATCAAGCGGCGACCTTGGCAGGCGTATGCTTGGTTTAAAAAGTTTATTTGGTGATGCGGGGGACCGCTTCCAAGTATGGACGCCATGGTTAGAGCAGGTTGAAATGAATTTGCGAACTGGTTCTGGCCTCAATGAACTGGCTGGCTGGATAAACTTTACCAACCCAGACGTTGTAGTGATTGATACTATACGTACAGCATGGAGCGGCATGAGCGAGAACTCGGCTGACGAGTGGAGCCAAGTAAACCAACTAGCTCTACGTCTCAGAAACTCTGGCAAGTCCGTAATCATGCTACACCACTCGAACAAACCTGGTGACGATGGACTGGGACGTGAAGCTGGTTCAACGAACCAGCTTACGGTTCTTGAAACACAGATACGCATAGCACAAGTCTATCGTGACGAAGATACGGCGAAACAAAAAGCTGGCATCTGGAACGGCAAATACGAGCGCCCACCAATAGACTTACTCCAACAGAAACTTACTGACGAATGGTATGTGTCGATGGTTCTTGAGGTGCGCTACGGCAAGGTTCGGGAATGGACAGACTTGCATGACCCGATACAGTTTATTGGATGGGCAACTCACAAACTGACAGGCGAATCTAAGTTGGTGTGTAGTTACTCTACAAAACAAAGGGCAAAAGAAATGGCTCTTACTGGTAAGCCCCCATCTGAAATTGCTATGGAATTGAACAGGCCGCTCGATGTTATAAACAAATGGCTTGAAATCGAAATAGAATGTCAGTAATAAGAATGTCCGAGCGGGTGAGTGAGGTTGCTCAGGAGGCTTACTTACTCACCCGTGTCGGACCAACGTAGATAATCCTCGTACCCTCTCCAAAAACATCTCTTACTTTATTAGCGGACTCGAACAATTCGGGTGCTTCTTTTTTCCATTGCTCAATAAGTTCTTCCCACTCAGAGTCAGTAAAGTTTGCTCTAGTGTCGGCATCCAAGGGCGGCAGTTTACTCAATAGTAGTTTCACCCCAGCGACAAATTAACATCGCGTCGGCATGATTGTCATCGACTGGCTCCACCCCATCGAGTTCTCGCGCGGCATTTATCATGTCTTCTTTTGTTGCCTTGCCACTGCCCGTCGCCCATTTTTTAACTGTCGAGACGTTGACTGGGATAAAGGGTAGCTCAAAGTCAAAGGCTATGTGCTGTGCCTGCCAGAACAAACCCAACAGTATCAGACGTGCGTTGCCCATCAACCCAACAGGAGGTAGCTCGCACACAACATGAGACGTGTAATGCTCTCTTAGAATTGTTCTAATATTGATGTCGAATTGAGCGGCCATCTGCCCTCGATGTTTATTTTTGTTGGCGAGATTAATTACACCGCCCACTCCGTCTGAGTGCGCCCAACCAGTTTTTGTAGCTAAATCCAGGCCGAGAAACTTCTTTGTAGAAGTCATATCTAAACCAACCTATAAAATAAAAACCCGCCTAGCGAAGCTGAGGCGGGTAAAGGGGAGGTTTTAATTACTCTTAAATAACTAAAACACAAAGAAGTTTTAACATATTCGCGGCTTCTTGTCAAATTTCACACCTAAAGGTGTTGCAACTAAGTCACAAATCACAAACAATAGGAATATTACACACCAAAAGTGTAAATTTGTGAGGTTCCTATGCCAAAAGTTGTCAATGTAAGTGATGACCAGATGGATTGGCTTCGAGAGAATCACGACGCAATGAGTTTGAATGACGTCGCAACGCGTATCGGTGTATGTGTTGATACTCTTAAGCGAATACTGGTCCGCGAAGGGATAAGAGAGTTTGAGGGTGCGAAGTATGTAGTCGCGCGCAAAGAAAGTGTGGCTATGTGGGAGCGGCCGTGTATGGAATGCGGCGTTGAAGAACACCGACCTAAGAACTGGTATTACTGTAAAAGCTGTAGGGCAACCCGCGGTTACGACGATTAGGACGACAGTTCCCTCTTGTTACCCCATTGTTAGGTAATGAAAACAGCAGATTTTGAAACGCTTGATGACATGCTCGAAGCCTTAGACGAGGTTTCAGAGGGTGGTTTAGTTGAGCAAGTCATACTGATTGCGAAAGTAACCAGCGATGATGATACAGAGCGACTCTTTTGTGGTTGGTCTCCCGATGTATTCGAAAACCCTACTGCGGCCGTCGGCAATATAGAATTTTTAAAAGCAAGAATATTTGAAATTGTAAGCATCCGACAACAAGCTCATTGATATGCGTATGCGTCGATGCTGTGTCTGTATGGCGCTTTTGCCACTTAAATCCTTTAGGATTCGCGGCCCAAGTGCAGGTAGAAAAGCAGGGATTATTTACGGTTGCTGTAAAGACTGTAACTCCAAGCGCTCTGCTGAGATTACGTCTCATCATGCTATCTATATCAAAGACATTACACGTGGGCGCGGCAACAGAACTCGACACTCTTGGGATATATGCACACTCGAAGTGTTGCTTCTATGGTATTTGCAAGATGGGCGTTGCGCAATTACAGGTAAGCCCATGACTACCCAGCGTGGGCTGGGTAAGAACGTCCCAACTAACATGTCGATTGATAGGATAGACAACTCAGGTGGTTATGAGTGGGGCAACATCCAACTGGTGTGCGACGTAATCAACAGAATGAAGCAAACCCTTACGTTATCCGAACTTATTGAATGGTGTGAGGCGGTAATCGGGACGACCAAGTCAGAAGAACTCGATACATTATCAGTGTGATAAGGAGTTTACTATGGCTAAGAAAAAGGGCCGCGTGTCCGCGGCCTGCAAAGGCAAGTCTCTTAACAAACCATTTCGTACCCCAGGCGGGCCAAAAAAGTCTGGCGTATGTGTGAAGTCTCATGGTGGTGTGAAGGTCGTGCGTTTTGGCGACCCGAACATGACGATAAAAAAGAACATACCAGCTAGACGTAAGTCATTCCGCGCACGTCACAACTGCGATAACCCAGGCCCGAAAACAAAAGCACGGTATTGGTCGTGTAAGGCTTGGTGATATGGCGGCGAAAAGAAAAAAGACTGCGGCCAAAAAGGACGCCTGTTACAGCAAGGTAAAGTCACGCTACAAGGTTTGGCCGAGCGCATATGCGAGCGGAGCCTTAGTTAAATGCCGAAAGGTAGGAGCAAAAAATTGGGGCAACTCATCAAAAAAACGCAAGAAAAAGTAGATTACTTTCTGGGCGAAATGAACGACCGACTCGCGTCTATACTGGTGGGGGTCGGCGTTTTCTGCTCGGCCGTAGTTCTGCATGAATTGTTGATTGTAGGTAACTGGTCACTGCTTTGGTGGTACGTCGCAGGCACTCTTGCATTCCAGGTTCTTGCGTCTGCTTACGTCCATCGCTACGTCTGCCATAAGTCCTGGGAATGTCCCAGGTGGTTGGATGTATTGTTTGCCTCTACGTCTGGTGGTCTTGGTGTAGCCCCAGTAATCCAGTGGTCTGCTATACATCGCCAGCACCATGCCCATGTAGACACAGAAAATGACGCACACGGCCCGCACTTTTCTGTTTGGCACAACTTGAACGTCAGCTTTATACCTCCGAGAGTGAAGTATGTAAGAGACCTACTCAGAAATAAATTGTATCGCGCTCAATATAAGTTTTACTTACCGCTCTCGATTGCGACGGCCCTCTTATTTATATCCGTGTTTGGCTTTGCGGAGTGGGCATTTGTATACCTAACTGTAGTCGGACACCAAGTAGCCAGTGTGTACACTGGTCATTGGAAGTGGATGCCGCAAAATCATTTCATGGCAGCGATTTATTCTCCTGAGCAATACCACAATTCACATCACGAGAACGCGCAGAGTGCGCGTCTCGGATTGATAGACATACCTTACTGGCTAGTAATTCAGTGGTTTCCTCATAACGAAGGAAGCAGGGGGTAAGTGAGATGGAACCTATCAGTACTGCATTAACTGGTATTGCATTGGTGCAGAAGTCTGTTGAATTTATCAAGAGTAACATCTCTACAGCCAATGATATAAGAGACATTGCGGGCAGTATTGATGCGTTGTTTGCTGGCGAGAAACAAGTACAGCAGGAACGGTTCGGCAATAAGTCAGTGCTTGGGCAAACCAAAGACGCGGCTCACAGTGTTATCGACGCAAAGCTGGCACAGGAACAAATGGAAGAAATATCAATACTGATAGATAACCGTTTCGGGTTTGGAACATGGCGACAGATTGTTAATGAGCGTGCGAAGAGACTTCAGGAAGAGAAGGAACGCATAAAGGAACAGAAGCAAGTGGCCCTCAAACGGAAGAAAGAGACGCAAGAAACAATGCGTTTGGTTGCAACGGTAGTCGGCGTCACTGGTTTTGTATCAGCAATAATAGTGGTCTTACTAATGGCATGGGCGGAAGGATAAGTGACATGGCAGGACGACAAAAAACCAAGAAATCCAATAGTCTAAAGACGTGGTTCAGTCAGAACAACGGCAAGGGTTGGGTTGATTGCAAAACTGGTAAGCCTTGCGGACGCAAGAAGGGCGAGAAGCGTAAGAGTTATCCAGCATGCAGACCGACGAAAGCACAATGCACATCAGCGGCGAAGAAGAAGACATCGTCGAAGAGAATAAGTTGGAAGAAGAGGTAAAATTATGTGGGGAACTATCGTCTCTAGCGTATCATCCATTGCCACTGGCGTACTCAAGAACCGCCAAATCAAGGCAGAAGCAAAGGCTCGTGTACAAGTGGCTCGTGTCGAAGCCGAAATCTCGCAGATTGAAAATGCGGCGAAGGCGGTTACCGATTACGATATACAAGCGCTCAAAGAAACGCGGTACTCGTGGAAAGACGAGGTTGCTTTAGTAGTGGTAATCTCACCTTTTATTGGTTCGTTCTTGCCTTGGACGCAAGAGTACGTCGCACTGGGCTGGCAACATCTCACGGCACACGCGCCTGATTGGTACGGTTGGATATTTTGCGGGGCCATAGCTGGAAGTATGGGCATCCGCTGGGCGGTGACTGGTTGGTCAGGAAAAAAGAAATGAGCCTAGACGAACTCCAATACTTTAGTCGTGAAGAACTGAAGTGCCAGCACTCTGGCGAAGAAGGTATGGACGTAGAGTTTATGCAACTCGTAGACAAGATGCGAGACGAGCTAGGCTTCCCATTCCCCGTTAACTCAGCTTATCGCTCTCCCTTGCATCCAATCGAGGTGCGAAAAGAAAAGCCAGGGGCGCATGCCTCTGGCCAAGCTATAGACATCGGCGTCTCAGGTGAGCGCGCGCTTAAGCTAATCGAGTGTGCGCTTGCGAATGGCATAACTCGTATCGGCATACAACAAAAGGGACCAATCAATGGACGATTCATCCACCTCGACGTCTGCACAAATTATACCTCTCCCGCAATCTGGAGTTACTGATGGCGAAACAAACATCGTTCGTTTACCAATCTCCAACGAAGAGCAGGCGAAGAAAGAAGAAGCGTGGTCTGCACTTGCGAAAGAAGCTAGGACCGAGGCATCATTTAAGAATCCGATAAGAATACTAGAGGTTCCCATCCTCAGTGAAGAAGAGTGCGGCAAAGTAAAAGACATTGTGCTTGCTCTTAAAGAACACTGGATACCTCGTGGCTACAACTCGTTCTGGACAATCGGTGCGTCTACATACAATGACCTGATGATTCACGAAGAAGGTCATGCCTCTTACTATGAAGTAGCACAGCAAAACAATGTGATTATTGAGCAGGCGTTCGGACCGTTGCTTTCTGGTATCCGAGACGTAATAGGAAAGATATATCAGCGAGAGTGCATTGACCTCCCGTTCGCTGGATTGATGGGTTTTCATATATTCAACAGCACGTCTCACTCACGTAAGGACGAAGGCGGCAACATACATACTGACGAGCCGTTTCAAAGATTACTTTGGGTCGAGCCGTTCGCCCAACCATTCAGCTTCACTCTGGCTATAACATTATCGGATGGTCAGGGTGGCATGGATTACTGGGACGAAGAAAACAAACTTCATTACCAGCCATACAAGTTGGGCCACATGTATTTACACAATGGTCGGTTCCCGCACCGCATAAATTTCGACATAACACCAACAGATGAGAAGCCCCGCATCACACTTCAAGGACACGGGGCTTTGCTCTTAGACACCAACAGAATTGGTGTGTATTTTTGACTCACTGACGCGGTGTGCCAACTGCATTTCAACGAGGGTCTCCCGCAGTTCTCCCAACTCGTCGGGCAAAGGCTCGGCTAG